TACGCGGCAGATGGCCCGCGAGCTTTGGGGCACGCATCGCGTCACCGTGTTCGGCGTCAGCCCCAACCGGCTGCACGGGACGCCCATGTCCGTCAGCGTTGACAGGCAAGTGGCGATCAGCCGTGCATGGTCAGCTGCGGAGGTGCGGCGGCGCCAGCTGGAAGCGCTGCCCATCGGCGAAGAGACGGACCCCGCCACCGTGGCGGAGTTCGTGGCGTGGTTGCTGAGCACCAAGGAGCGCCACCGCTACTTGCATGGAGCAATTCTCGACTACGGTATTTAACTTACGCGCAATTCCGCGCACACAAGGAGACGGCAAGATGAATATGAACCAAGTGGCAATCGCCTATGCCAATGACGAGCAGAAGGCGGCCATCAAGAAGACGCTGGGGCTGGCCGACGCCGATTGGATAAAGGACAAGGTCAGGGCTGGCGTGCAGGTGCTGGGTCGCCATGGCGAATATGTCACAGGCGAGAACGTGGCCGAACTTGAGTTCTGCATGGCCATGGGCGGCACGCAGTTCGAGCTCATCCGCTACACCAGCGGCCCGAACTGGATTGCGGAAGCCGGGCGCCTCGGCGTCGCCATGCCCATGGTGGCGCACATCGGCTTCCATCTGGACGATGGCGAGGAATGGCCCATGGTTGACGGCAAGCTGGCGCAGGAAGCCGTCACGGTGGAGCACAGCAATGAGGAAGTGAACAAGGCCGACCGCCGCTATCACTACCGCATTTACCGCATCAGCCCGACCACTTACTTCAAGTTCATCAGGCGTATCACCAAGCAGGACGTGGAAGACGCGATGGCTGACCGCGCCGCCCACGAGCAAGCGCAGCTGGAACAGACACAACAGCCGCAGCCCAGCGCCGAGCAGAGCCAGCTGAGCACGCAGCCCGGCAACGACGTGGCAGCACGCCCGTTGCCCATGGGCGTCGATGCCGCGCAAGCTGGCCTTGCCGACCCGGACCATCCTCAGTCCGACGCGGCCACGGAAGCCAGTGAGCAGGCTATCAAGGACGCCGCAGCGCGTGCCGAGGCCGAAGCCACGCGCAGGGCCAACGACGACCGCCTGCGTCTAGAAGCCGCTGGCGTGGCCGCTGGTGGGGTTGACGCGGATGACCGCCCGGTTGGGGCAGCCACCACGGAAAACAGCCCAAGCGAGCTCGCTACGACCAATGAAGCACCGAAGGAGCCGCAGCCCACGGCGGCCCAGCCCAAGCCCGCGCCCGAGCCGGGTACGACCTACAAGGGCAAGGGCGGCAAGAAGTAACGTCAATCGGGGCGGCGCAGGCGTGCCGCCCCATCACCCACCAAGCATGGCATCACCAAATGACAAAATCTGTGGCCAGCAAGTTCGAGCAGATGGCCGAAACGTTTCGCGAGCGCGGCGCCATGTACGGGCGCAACTACGTCAAGCTAGGGCAGGCAATGCACGCGCTATTCCCGGAAGGGTTGACGATCAACACGCCTGAGGACTGGACGCGGCTGCACTTGTTCATGCTCGGCATGACCAAGCAGAGCCGTTACGCCAACAATTTCACCAAGGGCGGCCACCCTGACAGCATCCACGACAGCGCCGTCTATAACACCATACTGGAAGCGTATGACGAAGAGTGCCGAGCAGGTGATCAGCAAGTGGAGCCGCGTAACAACGCTAAAGCGCGCAATGCGCCCGCTCGTAAGAAGCCTAATGGCCCGCCAAGGCCAAGCGGACGACGCGGCCATACGCCAATTGGCTGACGACTTCAACAGGCTGCGGGCTGAGCTAGTAGCGCTCGACCCCGCAGCCACCAACCTAGGACCATACCCATGGGACGAAGCAGAGCGGATCGTTTGACGGACATTACCGCAGAGGTCCGGGCGGAAACGCCTAAAGCGTGGCTGTTGTATGACGGCAGCAAAGAGGAGTGGGTCGCCAAGCAGCACGTCGAAAACAATGGCGACGGCACGTTCACCATGCCCGAGTGGCTGGCAAAAGAGAAGGGCTTCATCTAATGCACTTTTTAGAAGCGCTGCGCACCGCCAATGTTGCGCGCAATGAAGAATGGTGGGGCGATGCCACGCCAGCAACCGCAATGTTCAGAGCCAACGAGCTTGCGGGTGAAGCGGGTGAAGCCTGCAACATTCTCAAGAAGCTTGACCGCGAACGCATGGGCCTGCAAGGCAGCCGCGCCACCATTGGCGCACTGACCGAGGAGCTTGCCGACGTGGTCATCTGCTGTGATCTGCTGGGCATGCACCAGAAGATTGAGTTTCCAGAAGCCACGTGGGGCGACTACGCTCCGGCCGAAGTGGACTATAGCTTGCTCGGTGTGCAGCTGATGGCGCGTGTGGGCCGCATCTGCATCATGCAGACCAATGAGCAGCTCCGCAAACTGCTGTTGCCCAGCGCGCTCACCGGCACGGTGTGGCTCGTCAAGCGCAATGCTGGCTGGCTGGGCATTGACCTGAGCCGCGCCGTCACCACCAAGTTCAATATGTCCAGCGACAAGCTGGGCCTCAAGACAAAGCTGGTGTGGTAGGCAGATGCTGGTGGGGCCGCTGGATGACTTCGACCCTAATGTGCTGTTTAACCAGCCGCCCCACGAGTGCCGCGTCTACGGGGACGACATGGCCCAGACTTGGGCGGTGGTCAGCTCGGAGGACTATCAGGAATGCATCAAGCACCGCTGGCGCTATAAGGCCAGCAACGAGCGCCCCAACGGCAAGACTAAGAAATACCTTGCGCGCAACAGGCACGTGCGCTGGGACAATGGCGGGGCGGCACGTCACAATCGGACGCAGGAGAACTACTTCCTGCATGAATTCATCATGGACCGCATGGGGCAGCCGCGCCCCAGCCCAAAGCATATCGTTGACCACCGTGATGGCGACGAGAACAATTGCAGGCGTGAAAACTTGCGGTGGGCTACGCTCAAGTTCAACGCCAATAACAGGCACGGCAGACTTGCCGGTAAGGAGCACGACGAAAATGCTTGCGCTACTGTTTGACACGGAAACAAACGGGCTGATCGACAACCGTGCTTTGCGGCTGGACAAGCAGCCGGAAATTTTTGAATGGTACAGCTGCCTCGTGGACCTGAGCGTAGATCAGCCCGGCGCGCCCGGCATGGGCACGCTCGTCGAGGAGCTTGAGTTCATGTGCAAGCCCAAGCGCAAGCTCCTGAAGGAAGTGATCAACGTGACCGGCGTCACCGATGAAATGCTGGCCGACAAATTGCCTTTCAGCAATTATGCCGACCAAGTGCGCGCCGCGCTGGCCAAGCCGCAAGCCACCATTGGCCACAACATCAACCACGACGTGGAGTGCACGGAGATCGAGTTCGAGCGCCTCGGCCAGCGCATTGAGTGGCGCGGCAAGATTTGCACGGTGGAGGCGACCGTTTACTTGAAAGGTTATCGCCTCAAGCTCATGCAGCTGTATGAGCTATTGTTCGGCGAGCCGTTCGCCGATGCCCACCGCGCCCGCAATGACGTGCAGGCGCTGCGGCGTGTTACCGTTGAGCTTTACAGGAGAGATATGCTGTGAGTGAACTGATAGTGTTTACAAGAGACGCGCGGGTTGATCTATACAATGACGCTGGCGTCCATGCTGGTTGGGACTTTACGCCTGTCCCGCCTGACAGCAGTGGAGAATGGTTCATCGCTGACACCAGCAAGGATTACAAAACCGGCTGGGTGAAGTACGCCAAAGAGAACGACTATCTGAATGAGTTGTTCGAAACCTGCGCACGTAAAGAAGTGCCAGACCAGATAAAGAAAAGGGTCAGGGAGCAGCACAAGCAGCTTATTGAGCGGCTTGACAAAGACCCCAAGAGCAACATCAGAAAATTATAAGGAGCGTCAACATGATCCGCACAGGCTACAGCTTCAAGACCGCCGTCGGCCATCTGCCGGAAGTGCTGGCGCGCATCAAGGACGTCGGCCTGCCCGCAGCCCCAATCGCGGACCGCATGTCCACATTCGGGTTCGTGAAATGGACCAAGCTTTGCGGCGAGGACATCAAGCCCGTGTATGGCGTGGAGATCGCCTGCGTGCCGGAGCTTGGCACCAAGCGCCCCGCCGCCGACTATTGGTGCTTCCTCGCCAAGGACGACGTCAGCGCGCTGCACGAGCTTGTGTGGCTGGCCACGCGCAACCCGGACAAGGAGCCCGCCTTGACCTATGCGCAGGCCATGAGCGCGCGTGGCGTGGTGAAGATCACGGGCGAGCGTCTGCTGATCGACCGCCTGCCCAGCTATGTGGAGCGCGATGACTTCTACTTCGGCCTCAGCCCAGCAACGCCGCGCGGCCTGTACAATATGGCCAAGGCGGCGGGGCTGCCCATGGTGGCCATGAACTGCAACACTTACACCAACCCGGAGGATCGCGAGTTCTACCGCGTGACCATTGGGTGGCGCAGCAGCGGTCAGAGCTACCCCCAGCACATATTGACCAATGAGGAATGGCTGAACGCCACCGAACGCTTTGCCACGCTTGGCGATCAGAGCGAGGCGCTTGAAAACCGCGACGCCATTTTGGCCAGCTGCAACGCCACGCTCAAGAAGGCCACGCTATTGCGGCCGGAGCACCCCAAGACGTTGCGCCAGATGTGCGAGGAAGGCGCCGCCGAGCTTGGCTGCGACCTGACAGACCCCGTGTACAGTGCGCGGCTGGACCGCGAGCTTGACATGATCGCCACCAAGCAGTTCGACGACTATTTCTACATCGTCGCTGACTTGGTGCAGTATGCCAAAACCGTCATGCTTGTGGGGCCTGGACGCGGCAGTTCGTCCGGCTCGTTGGTGTGCTACCTGCTCAAGATCACCACCGTGGACCCCATCCCGTTCGGGCTGCTGTTTGAGCGCTTCATCGACATCACCCGCAACGACCTGCCGGACATCGACATCGACTTTAGCGACGAGCGCCGCCACCTTGTGTTTGAATATGCCGAGCGCAAGTATGGTGCCGAGCGCGTGGCACGCCTTGGCACCGTCGGCACGTTCAAGCCGCGCGCTGCGCTAAACCAAGCGGGCGATCAATTGAAGGTGCCGCGCTGGCGCATCGAAAAGGTTTTCGACAGCTTGATCAACCGCTCGTCCGGTGACAGCCGCGCGAACCAACAGCTGGAAGACAGCTTGAACGAAACGGCTGCGGGGCGCGATCTTGTGGCGGCTGCACCGGAGATCACCATTGCGGCACGGCTGGAAGCTCACCCCAGCAACGCCAGCCAACACGCAGCGGGCGTGCTCATGACGGACAGGCCAGTGCGCGAATACGTTGCCATTGACGCGCGCACGAAGGCGGCCATGTGCGACAAGAAGGACGCCGAGGTTTTGAACCTGCTCAAGATCGACGCGCTGGGGTTGAAGCAACTCAGCATCTTTGAGCGCACGCTGGAGCTATTGGGCAAGCCAGCGCGCAACGGCTGGCTGGAAACCTTGCCGCTCAACGACCCCGCCGCGTTCGAGGTTTTGAACCGTGGGCATTTCAGCGGCATCTTTCAGTTCACCGGGCGCAGCCTCAAGAACCTTGTGCGCCAAGCTGGCGTGCAGAACTTTGACGACATGGTGGCCATCACCGCGCTTGCGCGCCCCGGTCCAATGGGTACGGGCGGCGCTGGCGCGTGGGCGCGGCGCCGCGCTGGCAAGGAGCCGGTCAGCTATCCGCATCCGCTGTTGCAGCCGTTCCTCGAGGAGACGCTGGGCGAAATGGTCTACCAAGAGCAGATCATGAAGGTGGGCAAGGACCTTGGCGATCTCAGCTGGGCCGACGTGACCGCCATGCGCAAGGCCATGAGCAAGAGCCTCGGCGCCGAATATTTTGAGCGCAACTTCGGCGCACGCTGGAAGGCCAACGTGATCGCCAAGGGGCTGCCGCCGGACATCGCTGAAAGCTTCTGGGCGGACCTGTGCCGCTTCGGCCTGTACGGCTTCAACAAGTCGCATGCCGTGGCGTATGCCGTCATCAGCTATTGGTGCTGTTACCTCAAGGCGCACCACCCATTGGAGTTCGCGGCGGCCACGCTGGACGCGGTAGAAGACCCGGAAGCGCAATTGGAAATGCTGCGCGAGCTTGCCATTGAAGGCGTGCAATACAAGCCGGTTGACCCGCAGCACAGCACTGCCAAGTGGACGCCGGTCTACAGCGGCAACAGCCGCAAGCTGGTGGGGCCGCTTACCAGCGTGAAGGGCATCGGCCCGGCAAGCGTGAAGGAAATACTTGACGCGCGTGCAGCTGGCCAGCCGCTGCGCCCTGCTCTGCTGCGCAAGCTGGACAACGCCAAGACGCCAATCGACAGCCTTTACCCGGTTGCCGACCGCATCAAGCAGCTGATCCCGGACCTTGCCGCTGCCAACATTCTCACCACGCCGCTGCGCTGCGCTGACATTCAATGCGGCGTGCAAGGCGAAGTGGTGCTGATTGCGGTGGTCAGCAAGATTGCTCCGCGCGACGAAAACGAAGACATCAACGTGGCCAAGCGTGGCGGGCGCGTCTATACGGACGGCATGACGCAGTCGCTCAACATGTTCTTCAAGGACGACACTGGCGAAATCTTTGCCAAGATCAATCGCTATGACTGGCACCGCCATGAAGCGCAGGCCATCATTGACCGTGGCCGCAGCGGCAGCGCCATCTACGTGCTCAAGGGGCCTGTGCCCCATGACTTCCGTATGATCAGGATCACGAAGATCAAATACATCGGAGACATGGACACAGCCTTGCAGCCGGACCGCGAAGACGACCAACCACAACAGGAGGCGGCCGAATGAATTGGCAAGACCAACCCATACCAAATGACGACGAAGGGCAACCCATGTTCAAAGGCAACATGGACTTGTTTAATGATCGCGAAGAGCGGCTCGGCAGCGTGCTTTGGTTTTATGACGGCGGGCCATACTACGCATTTGCTGTTGACCCGCGCGAACCTGACGTCGTCAGGCGCATTGGTCCTTGCATGACGCTTGATGCTGCAAAGGAGAGCGTGGTGCGCGGCGCCAGCGGTCAGATTGAAAACCTGAACAAGCGAGCAGGCTACCCAAATGAGCAAGGCTGACGGCGGCCTGCGGGCCATCATGGTGAAAGAACTGCGCACGCTCGGCGGCCACTTTCAACCAATCGAAACCGGCATGATCGTCAGCGGCGTGCTGGACTTCAACTACTGCATCAACGGGCGCGAAGGCTGGGTTGAGTGCAAGCGCACCAGCGCGTGGGCTGTTGTTGTTGACGGCGCTCAGGTTGGCTGGGCTGACCAGCGCGTGCGCAATGGTGGCCGCGTCTACCTCGCGGTGCGCAGGCTCAACGTGGGTGGGGCGCGCACGGCGCCGTGTGACGAGCTTTGGCTGTGCCGCGCCAGCGCCATGCGCAAGCTGGTGATGCCCAAAACCGGGCTGGACAAGCTGGCGCCAGATGATTTGGTGGGCATGTGGCGGGGCGGCCCGGCAAATTGGGACTGGCCAGCCGTGGCTAAAGCCCTGCAAATATAAGGGCTTCCCAGAAATCTGGGGCGAGGCCTGAGAATTTGTTTGTTTTATTTCGGGGCCTATGCCATAAACGGGTCGTCGGCGGGGCGCGGTGCCCCGCCCAACCGCAGGGGCGGCCACCATGAAGCGCACCGACTACAGCAAAACCACCCGCAAGATTTCCACCACCGAACTGCGCAACTTGAGCAACATTGAGCTTGACCAGCTGTGGGCACGTTATGGCGTGCTGGGCGTTGCGCTTGTGACCCGTGAGCAGCGCCTGACCTATGTGCGCACCGCCCTTAAGGCGGCTGGCAAGCTGGCCTAACACAACCCCCAATCACGCTTTACGCCCGGCGCCGCAAGGCTACCGGGCTTAAGGCAGTAGCAGCGCCTGCCAAGCGCTGCGCACTCCGGGCAATCACGCCCTTTTAAAGGAGCTAGGCATATGCGTTTCATCAAGCTGACCATGATCGAGAACGAAACCCACGCCGAGGGCGAGGACGACACGGTGCAGGTTCACACCACCACGGCGGTGACCCACGTGAACGTGGAAACGATCCGCAGCATCCACGCCCGCAAACCGCAGGACGCCAGCCTGCCCCGCCCCGCTGGCACGCGCATTGCCTTCACCAACGGCAGCCAGTTCAGCGTGACCGAAAGCCCGGAGGAAGTGGCGGCGCTGATTGCGCCCACGCAGCACTAGCGCAGCAACATAGGTTTGAGCCGGGCGCCGCAAGGCTACCCGGCTTAAGCCAGTAGTAAGAGGTCCAAGAGCGCAGGAGCCGCCATGACCAAAGCACTGACCCCAGCCCAAGGCAGCTTGATTGAAGCCCTTGACCTGCTGATTGAAAACGCCAGCGAAGAAGACCGCAACACGCTTGAGCTTGCGCTGAACGAATACGCCACCGAGCACGCAATTGAGTGGCGCACCGCCAGCCCGTTGCTGCGCGGCCTGCTTGATTGCATGGCCGCCGAAGTGTGCGACCGCGCCACGCTGCGCCGCATTGGGGGCTGAGCCATGACCACCCAATTCCGCAGCTATAACGGCGCTTGGCGCGTGGCCAGCGACCAGCTGCACCGCACTGGCGACACTGTGACCGTGACCCGCCGCAACGGCAGCGACAGCACGGTTATCATCGGCAACCAGATTGCGCACGACCCCAACCTGGATTTGCCGTACCTTTACGAGTTCACCGACATGCGCGTGGCGCGCGGTGCGCAGGCCGCCGAGCACACGGTGGTGGTGCCGAACGCTGAGCGTCTGTTTGCGCTGTTTGAGCGCGCGGCCAGCCACCGCGAAGCCAACCGCACGGGGCGCGGGATTGCGGTGCGCTTCCAGCTGAGCAACACGGCGCGCGGCCTGCGCATTGAAGCCAATGCGCGCGGGCAGCTGATGGCGCTAAGCGATCAGCGCATGAGCACGGGGCGCCGCATGCGCTACGGCAGCCTTGACCGCGATGGCCGCTTCCGTGGCAACGTTGGCCCGACGGAAATTGAGCGCATCATCTTCAACGAAGTGGCCGACGTGTTGCAGCGCTTTGCGGCGGACCCGGCTGGTTACGCTGGCGCCCATGGCCAAGCGACCGGCAACTGCTGCTTTTGTGGACGCGGCCTGACCGACGAGCGCAGCGTGGCGGTGGGCTATGGCCCGATCTGCGCGGACTACTACGGCCTTCCGTGGGGCGACGCCACCGCGCCCGCGTTTGACGTGCAGCAGGGCAGCCGCCAGCTGGAGCGGCTGACTGACAATGCCGGGCGCGAGAACGCGTTTGACAATTTGGTTTCCGACATACATGACGACCGGCTGGCCGCCGCTGCCGTGGCGCGCGTGCAGGACTTGCCATCTGGCACGCCAGTGGACCCGCGCCACACCAACGCCCAAGGCGAGATCATCAATCGCACGCTATACGGCATTGAAACCGCAACGGGCGAGCAGCTGGATGCGTGGGGCAGGCAGTATGCCGTCGAGCGCCAGTTCATGAGCGACCTTGACTACCGCCACGCTATCTTGCAATCCATGCGCCGCATGGCGCAGCCAGACGACATGGATACCAGCTGGACCATCTCAGCCGTTGCAGCTGAGCTTGTGCCAGCTGGTGCGCCTGTTACGGTTGACCGCATCCGCCCGGACCAAGTTGTGACCACCGTGCGCCGCGTGCGTCCGGCTGCCACGCCACCAGCTGTCGCGCCCGCGCCACCGCGCAGCGTGCGCCCCCGAGCTCCGCGCTTGACAGGGCTGCGCAACGCGCAACCCCAAGGCCAGCGCGTGCCAGAGGACGAAACAGTGACGACGGTTGTTCGCGCCGTGCGGCGTGACCCGAACACCCCACTGGAGGAAGACGACTTTGTGTGGCCGCCGCGTAATACTGGAAGCAATGTTTAGGAAATTGGCCAATGCGTAGCGTAGGAGTTGGCAATGAAAATGGAGTACCTGATCGAGCGCGATGAGCGCGACAAGGGCGGCGAGTTGACCGTCATTGGGGAATACCCGAACCTGCAAACGGCGCTTGCGGCATGGGGTGAAATTGCAATCCCGGAGGACGATGAAGTCCAGCTGTGGTTGCTGCGCCGAACTGGCGGCCCTGCCACCAGCAACGTTCTAGATGTCAAGTGCAAATGAGGAGCACACAATGCCGAGATTGAAAATGGTTGATGCCGGGCTGCCCTACAAAAAGATCATGCAGGGCAGCAAGTGGGTGGGCCGCGTCTACAAGAACGCGCAAGGCACCTATACGGGACAGATCGGCAAAGCGCCAAACCGGATTGAAGTCACCGCCGCCACGGAGCGCGAAGCGTTCAGCGAGGTTGCCGCCCGCCACTTTGGCATGGCCAATGCCGCAGCGCTGGCGCAGCACAATGCGGAAGTGCGAGCGCATAACCGGGCGGTCCGGCCACCGCGCCGCAGAGGGCGCAGCGCGTTTGACCAGATGCTTGACATGCTCGGCAGCATGCCACGCTCCGCGCCACTGAGCGCCGAGGAAGAAACGCAGCGCGAAATAATGGAGCGCGGCGAAGATGAATTTGTCTACCGCACCACAACCACACGCAGGAGAAACTGAAACGTGACCAAAAACTTCAAGCCCTACGGCGAAAACGACCCGCGCATTCAGACCGTGCTGTACATGATGGAGGCCAGCACCAAGAAGACGATCAGCGTTCTGGACAATACGTTTGAGCGCCAAGCCGTGGTGGCCATGCTGGCCACGTCGCTGGGCATGGTGCTGGGCGAACTGCAAGCCATACATGCCCACCACGCGAAGGAATGCGACAACTGCTCCAACAGTTTTTTCGACCACTATGAACTCGTTGTTAAAAACTTCGGCGCAGCATTCGGGCAGGCCAAGGCGCATGCCGAGCAGCACTATGCTGACTTGGCGGCCAAGGCCGACGGTGAACTTGAACGCGTGTTGAAGGAGCACAGCCATGGAAAAGAATGACGAGCGGCGCAAACTGCGCAGCAGCGCTCAGCGCCTGCTGCGCTTGCTGGTGGCCGAAGCCACCGACGAGCAGGTGAACAGCGCCGTGAAGATTTTGGAGCACGACGTCAAGGTCTGGCGTGGGGAGCGTGTGTGATGGACGAACAGCATTGGGCGCAACGGGAGGCCAGCGGCCTCGTGAGCCTTGTGGCGCTGGCGCTGTTGTTCGGCAGCGTGGTCGTCTGGATGATGGTGCTGCGGTGACGCCGGAGCAGCGCATTACCCGGCTTGAGGATTTGCTCATGCAGCTGTGCGACGCCATTGCTGCGCATAGCGACACCGAGTGGTTGCCGGGCTTCCCTGTGTGGTCCAGCGAAAGGACTCCGCCGTTGGAGCACACGGCGGCGCGCATCAAAGCGGAAATTGAAGATGCACGACGAAGCGCTACTTGAGCTTTCAAGGCTTGAGCGCGAAGTGTGGGACCGCGCACGCCAACGCGATGCCGAACAGCAATTGGGCGAACTATGGAAAGGAATTGAAGATGCCACGCGCGACGATCAAACCACCCACCACGGGCAGCGGCGTCCGGCCGCCTGAGCGTTGCCCCAGCTGCGGCGCTTGGCTGAGCACGCGCTACAGCGCAGGCCAGCCGCATGAATGCTTGGCGGTGCACGTGCAGGCCACCGACCAGCTGCGGGCGGTGATCGCCAGCGCCATGACCAGCCCGCAGCTGGAGCTGGGCGAGATTGCGGACACGCGCTCGCGCTCATCTGCCGGGACGGCGAAGGCACTGGACGATCTAGAGATATTTATCGGCGAGGTTGACGGTTCGGAAGCCGCCGAGGGTGGGACTATCGATGGCACGGAAGCCATCGAGGCATTGAACGCACTCCGTGCCGCTTTCGCTCAATCGCAGAGTGCGTGGCAGCCCATCGAGACGGCGCCGCGCGACAACCCGGATGGCTACCCCGACGAGGCGCCCGCCACCGCCAAACCAAACGCCGCAGGACTGACCCCTACAAAGGCCGCCCATGCGTTAAAACAGGCAGGCCCCTATGTGGCTGCCCCAGCCTTGCAATCGGCCCCAGCGCCCGCCGTAGGGGCTTGGCGGGCCATGGTGCTGGCTTGGCTTGCCGGGGCAGGCAGCGGCGCTTTGGTGACGCTGCTGGTGCTTTGCCAGCTTAGATCACCGTAAGCCACTAGGATTGCTGGAAAATTGGCCTGTTGAGAATTTGTTTGTTTTATTTGGCGGGCTGTGCGATAACCAACGGGTCGGCGGGGCCGCAGGGGCGGCCCGGACCAAGGGACCAAAACAATGTTCGGCAAAACCTTTGGTGTTGAATTCGAATTCATCAGCCCGGTTTCCCGCGCGGCTGTTGCTGAGGCGCTGAGCGCCGCTGGCGTTGCCAGCTATGACGCGGGCTATACCCACGCGGTGAGCGACAAGTGGAAGCTGGTGAGCGATGCCAGCGTGTACCCGACTGGCGCAACCGGCCAAGGCATGGAATTGGTTAGCCCGATCCTGCGTGGCGAGGACGGCATTGCCAAAATGCGCACCGCTTGCGAAGTGCTGACCAGCATTGGCTGCACCGTGAACAAGACCTGCGGCCTGCATGTGCACGTTGGCGCCCGCGAAATGAGCGTGCAGGCCATGCGCCGCTTGGCCATCCTGTACAGCGACTTTGAAGGCGTGCTGGACAGCGTGATGCCCGCGAGCCGCCGTGCCAACGCAAACCAATACCTGCAAAGCCTGCGCCGCATGGACAAGGCTGGCGTGAACCGCGCCGACAGCGCCCGCACCATTGCGCAGTACATCAACGGCGGCAGCCGTTACGCCAAGCTGAACTTTACGGCGCACTGGAAGCACGGCACGGTGGAATTTCGCCACCATGCAGGCACCGTGAACGCCGACAAGGCTGCGGCTTGGGTTGGTGTTTGCCTGCGCATGGTGCGCGCCGCTGAGCAGGAGCAGGGCGTTGCCGTTGTGCTGGCCACGCAGCAGCGCCCGCGCCAGCAGATTTTGGCCCGCCTTTATGACCTGTGTGCCCGCCCGGAAGGCGTGACCCGTGAGGAAGCCCGCGTTGCGCTTGGCCGCAGCAGCGCGCCGAACATGAACCGCCTGACCGAGGACGCAGGCGTGCAGCTGCGCCGCGTTGGCCAGCGCTACTTTCTGGCGGAGCAGGCTGTTGTGAACAGCGCGCCCGCTGGCCAGCCCGCTGACCACCCCATCACCATTGAAGGGCTGTGCGCCAAGCTGGGCCTTGACGAAACTGAAACCAGCTTTTGGAAGGCGCGGCAGGAGTTTTTTGCCGCTGATACCGTGGGCGAGCGCATCGGCTTCGCGCCCGGTTCGGTTGCCGCCCGCCGTGCAGGCTTGCGCTAATGCGCAAGCCAACGCCCGCCCACCAACGCAAGCCACGGAGCAAAGCCATGACCAAGATTTACGTGACCACCGATGACGGCCAGCGCTACGAAGCCAAGACGCCGCTGGACTTTGTGCAGAAGCTTAAGGACAGCAGCCGCACCGCCCGCCACATTACGCTCAACCAGTTCATGCGCGAGGCCGCCGAGCGTGCGCAGCAGGCCACCGGCTTCAAGATCAGCGCCCGCAGCGCCAAGGCATTTTTGGAAGGGCTGCTTGCCGCTGGGCTGGTGAAGGAAGAGCAAGAGGAGCACGCATAAAATTGTTTGTTTGTTTTGCCACCGCGTGCTAGACCGTAACCAACACAAGCCAAGCGCAGGAGCGCCACCCATGACCACCAAGCTTTATCTCGCCTATGGCAGCAACATGAACAAGGCCCAGATGGCCCGCCGCTGCCCCAAGGCGAAGCCGCTGCGCGCGATCGTAATTGACGATGCGCGGCTTGTGTTTCGCGGCGTTGCCGACATTGAGTACCACAAGGGCGCAAGCGTGCCCGTTGCGCTGTGGGAAATTACCGCCGAGTGCGAAAAGGCACTGGACCGTTTTGAAGGCGTGGCCAGCGGCGTTTATGAAAAGCGCATGATCACGCTCGACAACGGTGAGCAGGCGCTGACCTATGTCATGTGCAATAATGGCATTGCGCCGCCAACGCGCGACTATTACGAGCGCATCAAGCAGGGTTATGCGGACTTTGGCATTGACCCGGAGCCGCTGGACGTGGCGTTGAAGCACAGCCACGTTAAGCAGCAGCACACGGCGGAGACCCGCCGCCGCATGGCCCGCAACATGGCACAAGGCACCGTGCAGGCGCGGCGCCCGATGCACGTGCCGCTGAGCAAGGTGGATCCCAAGCTTGGCCGCCGCAAAGACCCGCACTGTGGCGTGAACGACTTTGACACGTGCCGCCACGGCTGGCCGCTTGGTGTGTGCGAGGAATGCAACGAAGCGCAAGGCAGCTTGCAGCTGGTGAACAGCCGCCGCTGTGAGCACGGGCGCGAGCCTGCGTTCTGCACCAAGTGCCGCGAACTGAATGAGCGCAAGCCCGTGGCCCGCCCGGTTGAAGGCTACAATTACAGCGCAGCCGCCAAGCGCGGCACGCGGCACACGGATGATGAAACCGAAGCCACCGTAACCGGCAAGGTCCGCATGAACGGCGGCAAGCGCGCCAACAAATTGGAGCGCAAGGCCAAGAACAAGAACCTGAGCGACTGGATGAAGGAGCGCGGGTACACTTACAAGTGACGACCAACCTAACCTGAGGAGCAGACCAAATGAAGTTTCTAGTTTACGGCACGTTGAAGCAGGCGTTCGGCAACCACCGCATTTTGCACGAGGGGCGCGCAACGTTCCTCGGCAAGGCGGTGACGCTTGGCAAGTTCGTTATGACCGGCCAAGGCGTGCCTTTTGTGTGGCCGCATGAAGAAGGCTATCCGCTGGTCGGCGAGCTCTACGACATCGGCACTCCCAACCACGACATGACCGCAGCGCAGACGTTGGGGCGGCTGGACCGTCTTGAAAGCAATGGCTACGTTTACAACCGCCAGCCTCACAGCGTGCGCGTGATCAGCGGCCCCGACGGCATCATGCCGTTGCCGCGTGACAGCGGCGACGTGCACGACGAAGTGTGGATTTATGAGTGCATGGGCGATCGCTACTACCCCAAGCCGAAGCCGACAGACGAAGCCGTGCTGCACTGCCTGAACCTAGAAACCGGCTGGCTGGAATGGGAAGCGGAGCGCAGCCGCAAGCCCATGGCGTGGGGCAAGCCGCGCCCCGTGCAGCCGTGGGAAAACATTGGCAGCACCACGCGGGACGAGCGTGCCCGCCCGCTTGACGAAGTGCTGCGGGAGGATGAGTGATGCCGCTGTACAATTGGGTAGTGAGCGGCACAGCTGCGGACGGCCAAACGTGGACCGTGGAGGGCAAGGAGGAAGTCGCCAACGAAGGCGCCTTCCTCGACCTGCCTGCGCTGGTCATGAAGCGCGCATTCATCACGCTGACGACAGGGCATGCCGTGTACGGCCAGCCCGGCGTCGGCTGCAAAGGACCGTACAGCACCAAGATGATGATGATTGAAGAAGCGGAGAACGGCGCGTGACCGCACAATGCAAGACCAGCTTCTTTATTGACTGCGCCAAGCTTGAGCGCGTGGAGGCGTTTGCAAAAGCGCACGACATGAACTTGAGCGAGGCGTTCCGGTTTGTGGTCGAGTGCGGGCTGGAGGCTTTGGCCCGCGCTGGCTATGACGTGAAGCCGTTGCCGCTGGGGCACGGCGCAACGCGCGGGGTATTCCCCGCGCCTAGGAGCAAGGACGATGGAGCCGAAGCTAAGCAATAACGAGCAGCGCCTTTATGATTTGATCAGGCAGCGCCGTGGCCGCAAGGTGGACAGCGAGACGCTGACGAAAGAATTTTACGGCAACGTCATCCCGCTCAACGGGCGCGTCTACGTTGCCAACCTGATCCGCAGCTTGCGCCGCAAGTGGCCGCTGATCCCGGAAATGCGCCGCGTGGTGAGCACCAGCGGCAGCGGACGCAAGGCGGTGGAAGTGTGGACCGCCAGCCGCGACGCGGACGCGGCGCAGCCATGAGCGCGTGGCGTAGGTTTTGGCGCTGGCTGTTTCCTTCACACGTGGCCAGCTGGCAGGCAGAGCGCCACATGTGGCGCAGGGACAGAAGAAGATGAGCAATTGTGTGGTGTGCGGCAAACCCATTGCCGAAGGCGAGCAATATGCCTGCGTGTGGATTGAGAGTGCAGGCGGCCTACAAGTGGCGTTTG